CCATGCCTGATTGTTGGCGTCAAAGCCGAAACGTAACAAAGTGGCCCCATTATACGTGACCACATCCAATGTGCGTTCAAAGTCGATCATACTTTTTCCAATTCTTCAACCACGTTAAGCATCGTCTTAGTTGCTACCTTGTTCTCAGCGCTATCTTTTGCCATGCGATACAGTTCTTGGGCAAGCTCCTTATCGATATACGAAAGCATCTCGACTACCGACATACCTTTATAGCCCGGACCTAGAATTCGCAAAGAGACGTCCGAATCACTTTGATAACTCCACTTCACCCGGAACAGCTTGATGTAAAAATGCCCGCTGTCCAATTCGACCTGCGTCTTGTAGTAATCTTGGACGTACTTCTTATTGCCAATCCCAACGTGATCAGCCGACACATGCGCCATGTTTCCTGTTTCCCACTCGACGTCCCCCTCATAGGTTTTGTTGATGATAGCGTTCGCCCATTTCACGACGTACTTCTTACGGGCGTCCTTTAGGTAATAGAGCTTTTTAGCCTCGGGTTCGTCCGGGGCACCATCATCTAGGACCACTTCGTCCTCTTCGATCACCTCACCATCTTCGTTTAAGAGGCGCTCGAAAAGCTCGATAGCTTCATCGTGATCGTCAAGCATCAGAAACTTCTCAGACGTGTCCAAATTCTCGTCGCCAAGGACTTGGGAAACCCGAGCTTCACGCATCTCTTCGAGCATCTTGCCTTGGTTATCAAGCTGTTTTTTGGCGGGCACTGAAAAGGAAAGGAGGTGGTAAATCAGATACGTAAGCCCGATAAACAAAAGGATGGTATTAACTTCCATTGATCCTACAACCTCTACTTTAGATTTCGAGGAAAGCGAAGTCGTGAGGTCCGCCACGGCGGATCATATCAACACATCTCCATTCACATCCTCGGTACGTGCCACTCATCTTGCGATGATAATGGCCGAAATACCAACGTTCGGGGTGAACCATATCTAATACGTGTTGAAGGAACTTACGATTCCCGTCCACCACATCATTGCCAGTATATACGCAGGCTTCCGAAACGTCAATACCACCGGGACAGTCGTGGCTTATGACGGTGTGGATAGGGATCACCTCCGGGTCTGTCTTGGCCCGTTCTTGATACGTATCAATAGCTTGGAGGATATACTCTTGCTCGGCATACGATATGTTCTCTTCCGGCCACCAATCAAGGCCCCGCTGTCTATGCTCGGCGTCGATGGAACGTGCTCCACCGATGAATAAAATACCCTGTCGGATAGCTCCCCGTGGGATATACTCCCATTGGCCATACACCAGTTCGTCGGATTCCAGTTCACGGAGCATTTCGTGGTCGTCGTGGTTCCCGTCGATAAACCAGCACGGGTGATCGAACTCACGTTCCCATCTATTTTTGGGGTCCAGACGAGGGAAAAAGCCGAAGTCCCCCAACTGAATCATGAGATCAATCCGGTCCTTATAAACTTGACGGATCACATCGTAAAGGGCGTCAGCTTGGTCGAAACGTCCGTGTATGTCGCCTAACAGCAGGATGTTCATTGGTACCACCTCAGATCAAGTGTAATGGGAAATATCTCAAAAGAAAACCCCCGTCTCCGGGGGCTTCCATTCACACAACATCCAGTATTCAGGCAGTCCAACACTTCCGTAATGCAACTGAGATCACACGCGGAAGGCTTAGTCGTCCTTTTTGTCGTCGTCCTTATCCTTTTTCTTCTTGGCTTCCTCTTGCTTTTTCTCGGCCTGCTCACGCAGTGCCGGGGGCAAGTTTTCCAAGCCGCCAGCCTTTTTGACCTTCTTCTTGCACTTGACGCAATAGCCGGTCTGCTCCAGAACCTTCGTGCCGCAATTCGGGCATTCGAAAGTGTCCGCAGCTTCCTTTAGAATGGGAAGGAGCGCCCCACGAAGCTCGGGCTTATTGTACGCAAGCCGAATAAGATCATCGCGTAGTGCGCTTTCACGCTCTTTCTTGAACTTTTCCTTGTATTTCTCGTTCATGCGTTTCCACTCCTCGGCCTCTTCGGGAGACATATTCTTAGTTGGGTCTGCGGGCTTGCCTTCTTCAAACTTTGAATCTTTCGACATTGTAATCCTCCAAAAGGATGGGGGCTTTTAACCCCCATCTCTATCTATTATAGTGAGTTCGCGCTTCCGATCGTGTACGTGATCGGGATGTACTTCAAGGGGAAGATCGGTGCGTAAAAAGCACTGACTCGAAGTACGGTCGGATCGTTAGGATCCGGCTCGGCACGAACACCCTTGAAGTCTACAATGATCTGCTGCTCCATAAGGGTGTTAAGTAGTCCCGAAAGGGCCAACTCTACATCCTGCGCCCGGCTGGTGAGGAACTTCAAACCGATGAAACGGTCCAAGCTCTTGCGTGCCTGTTTCTGGACGTGATCCTTAATAGCGACAATCGAAGGCGTTGACGTGAACCGGTTGGTAACGTCGGTGGTTAGACCGTCACGTACCTGTAGGAACGATCCTAGATCTTCGAGGACTGTAACACCACCGACAGCAAGCTGGTTCTTTTCGATCTCATCAAGCGATCGGTTAAGGCGTCTGAAACCGACAAGGCGACGTCGTGTTAACGGGGTTGCAACATCGAACTGCGGACTTACCAGAACACCGGCAAGTGCCGCCGCTACATACGTTCCGTCGACGATGAAACTCTCATCTTCCCCAAGCTCGTTCGTCAGTGTGACGATTGCGCTATCGGGGTATACGAGAATCGACCGTTCGCTCTTGAGGCTCTTCGCGATGTTAGCCGCGTCTTCAGGACGAGTGCCCGAAGCAACACCGAAGATGCACCGGCGTTCCTGACGGAAACGCTGGCTCGACTGGATCTCGGAGTGGTTAACATAGGCACCCATAACATCCGGGTCCGTCGTAAGAGGGACCAAAAGATCAGGGGTAATGCCCGAAGCCAGCGGCTTTTTAAGCTCTTCCAAAGCGTCCATGAACGCCGCTGTAGGAGCTTGACTGAAGCCGGGGGTCTTTAGTACCTGCTTGCACCCGACGATGACCGCACCGTTCAACACAGCGAGGTATGACGCCAAAGTAAGCGGGTTCTCAGCGGACAGCTTGCCGTAATTGCGCTGAATGTCCCGGAACCGAGTGAACAGACGGGTTGAGAAATCCGTCTTTTCGTATTCGTAAGAGATATAGTAGAAATCTCCGATTCCCGGCTCGGCACCTGACTTGTTGTAAGTCGTTACTACCGCCGTATCACCTACTCCGATATCCGTCGTGTTGTCCACCCGAACTTCAGTGCCCGGAACGGCCTTGACGACTTTGCTGAATCCCGTAGTGAAAGTCTCCGACACATTCAGTGTGAAAGACTGTCCGTCCGTATAATCGCCGGTACCAGCCTCCAAAATCGTGAACCGAAGTCCCGTGTTGGAATCCTGATACGTTTGACCAACCACACCTTCGCCGGTTGAGCCGTTGGTAGCCGAAGAGGCCACATCGAACCCATCCCGTGCACCTGTTCCCGCAACCGAATCACCGGCTTCGATCCCAATGCCCGTATCGTTAAGTGCCGAATCCGTTCCGGTACCAAACGTGAAGGATGCTGTGGAACCTTCCGCGAATGTAGTCAAGCGGAGGTAAGTCCCTTCGCCCGGCTTTACAAACGTATCAGCAAAGGCCGATGCAATGTACTCGGTAGCAGCCGTTGGGCTGTACCAATCCGAGGCTTGACTGTTCAGAACAGCAGCGATCTCGTGGGCTTCAACACGTCGTTGCGAGGCACTATCACCTTCGCTGAATCCAACGTACTGGTTAGCTGTTCCGGCACGAACCTCAATGCGACTCTGGTTCGTGTCCAAGTTGGAAGTGATGCGGATCTTGTCCGTATCTTCTACGGCCACCGTGGCATCTGTGAGGGCTGCATCCAAAGCGGTCTGGATTGCGCTTACCGAGGCTAGGCTCGATAGATCCAACGTATGCTCAGTGCCATTTACCGCTACAACAAAGTCTGCGGTAGAAGCGCTATTAAGGGAAGCAAGGTCTGAGGCCGAGATCGCACCACTAAGAAGCGTAGCTCCTTTGTTAACAGCTTTCTCGGTGCCCTCGGCATACTGGAAGTCAGTGAAACCGAGAGTCCCGTTAGCGTTGCCGTCCTGCACCCTGATATGGGATGCATCTGCAGGTCCCGAAGGAGACACTTTCGATCGAAGGAGGAAACGCTCATCATCAGCACCCGAATCCCGGTAGCTCGCTACCAGAATGTTCTCATGCGAATCACCGTTGGTGAAACCAAGGACCGGGTTGGCTGTGCCTGTACCAATCGTAAGGCTTTCAGAAGCCAAGAGTTGGACTTTACCCGAACCATCATCAACCGCATGTCCGTCGTTGCCAACAACTGCCGGATCACCTACCGTAAGATTTGCGTTGGTGATCTCGGTGTTAATCAACGTAGCTAATTGTGCAGCCGTTTGACCTGTCAATGTTCCAAAATCAACATTAACGGGGGTACCGTTCATGTCAAAATCGAAAAGATCATCGGACGCATCGGTGAATGCAAAGCTCTCCGTTGATGTACCAGTAATAGTAGCATCAGTCGGTACCGACCGCCAGATATCTTCGGCAATGTCAGCACCTGTTCGGCCCAACCCTGCTGTAAGAGTGACGCTATAGTCCGTACCGTCTACTTCAAACTCAAATACGTCGTTTTCGGTAGCAACGATGTCGTAAGTCGAACCATCGTCATGTCCGTCAGAAACGGTCACACCGAAAGCAGACTGGTTAAGGTCTACCGTTAGGCTGTTACCGTCTACATCCACATACAAGGTGTCAGACGCATCCGCATAGAGCGAATACGGGTCAGCCGCGTAATTCGTGAATACAGCAGGCTCGGCCCCGATCTCTTTGAACGTCACCGTCACGGTTTCGTTCACACCATCAGCGCCCGCAATGAATGCGTCCGGGTTAGTTTCCACACCGGAAGGCCACTGGATCGTTTCGTTAACTCCGGTGGTACCGAAATCAACCTCGAAAAGCTGCTCGTCTCTGCGGGAACTGTAAACGCTATACTGGCCGGGTGTCGTAGCCGTCGACTGGCTCAAGACTTCGAAGGTTAGTTCATCATCCTGAAGCTGGTTGTACCAATACGTTGCCCACACCGTGTGACTCGGCGGAATAGCATCTTCAACCGTCACTTTACGGGTTTCAGGATCAACGTCCACAACCCCTACCGGGCCATTAGCCATCGCCTCGGATAGATTGTCTCCGTGGTATACTTTAACAAGATCGGCCCGGTGCGTGCTCACGCCTACCCGGCTGTTCGATACATTGCCAAAGAGCTTCGAGTCTAGAGACGTGCTCCGTCCGTTACCCGTCGTAGGTACATTACCTAGTAGGACAGTCGTGTCGGAGGTCACAGCCGGGCTGACCGAACGATCTACAAATCGGCTGGTCTCTTCGAAATACATCCGGTTATCAACCAGCGATGCACTGATCTGAGTCTCGTCGAAAAACTCCGTGCCTGCCGTATGCAGGCCAGATTCGATCGTTGCCGCCGAACCCCAGAGAAGTCGACCGTTCTCGTCAACTACGTAATCGTTACCCTCGATATAATCGGTGCGTCCGGGGCTGATACCAACCTGTTGGACTTTCCGAATTCCCGTATTGGGGAGGTAATCGAAAGTGTCTTGCCACGTGTTGTGGAAATACTCAACGGAAACGACGGCCCCTACAATCGGAGCCTGCTTGAGCGTGACCGCTCCGTTAGTTCCATCAACCTCTTCGGGCACTACTTGGTTGCCGTCTACCTTGACCACAACATCGGAAGGATCCGTCGTGATGATCCCGCCGTTATCGCCCGTAACAATCGGAGCCTGATAGACGTAAAAGGTACGGTTGCGCGTGGTTTTTTGACCAGCACCAAAACCAAGAACCGAGTTAGCTGTTCCCGAAAGGATCTCAATCGACCCTTGGGCTTCCAACTGAATTCGGTTATTGCCTTCGTTGTCCGCAGCTACACTGGCGGTAAGACCTACAATGCCCGCAGCGTTAATGTCGTTGACCACATTGTTGGCGCTCTGAGTCGCACCTGTCGTGAGGGTCACACTTGCGTCTGCACCGTCCACGTTGAGATTCAGGACGTTAGCCCCGGATAGAATCTCATAGTCTTCGACTTGCGACGAAAGGAGGATTGCGGACTCTTCAGCCACCTGACCCGAAAGGTCATCGGTGAACTTCGTGTCGGTACGGTTGAAGAAATACGTAACACGCACATCTTCACCGGTCTGTGGCGGCACTTGCAAGGTGATAACACCCCGCGCACCGTCTACAGCAGCAGGCGACACGAGATCGCCATCTACGGTTACTGTGATATCGGAAGTATCACTCGTCACTAACCCTTGCCCATTACCCGATACAATCGGATAATTCTGGACACGAAACTTGACTTCACTGCCAGTCTTCGCACCCAAAACAGGGTTATCAGGGTTAGCATTGTCGAGGATGAACCTGTCGTTCACGTCCTCATTGACAATACGTTGATCTACCGATGCCGAAGAACCACGCACCAGCTCAAAGTCGTCTTGGGATAGAGTCTCCCGACCGACACCAATAAGAACCGGAATCCGGTTCCCCGTTGGAGGGCCTGACGAACCTTGCTGAGTTTGTGTTTTTGTGTATACTCCGGGTGGAGCGTAACTATCGAATGGTCCAAATGCCACGACGAACCTCACTTATCGCTTAAATGATATGCGATCAACCACTGAAGGCAAATATCAATAAAATACCGGGCGTCACTGATCAGACGATTCCGATTCACGTTTCTTGTGCTCTCGGATTACCCGATCATTCTCTTTATGAAGACGCTGGAACCGTTGCACGTCCTTGTTGGGCATCGGTTCGTAATTGCCTTCCGAGTTGAGACGAAGCGGTACTTGACCTTCGTCTCCGTATTCTCGTTGAACTTTTCTTTTTCGACTAGTGCGATCCTTAACGTGTTCCCACCTAACTTCCGCATCCCGACCAATTCGCTTATCATGATCTCGGTCAAGCGAATCAACCCCGGTGTTTCCCGGAACTTTTCCGTCTCCGAAAGCAAAACCAAAGTCAGAAATCAACCGTTCAGCCTCGGCCCCACAAGAGGAGCACGAAAGCGTTTTGGGGGGCTCTTTTCTAAAGAGCTTTTCTTGGCGGAGTCCGCAAGAATCACAACCATACTCAAATACTGCCATAAGGACCCTCTACTAACCGATACGGTATATAAACACTTTAGCGGATCTTCTCTAAATCACCCTTGGAATCTACCACGTATACCAAACCGAACCCGTTGAGGTTGTTTTCCCCACGTGAGTCCATGTTATCGGGCCTTTCAAGAAGGATCCCATCGTCAGCTACGGCCCCTCTTGCATCTTGATCAAAGGATTCTGGAGTGATTCTCTTAATAAAGAGCGGCTTCGCTATGTAAATCTCCCAATCGGTCATAAGGGAAAGTGAGATATTGGCGAGGTAGTAATAGTCGTCACCCGTATCGTCATAAGGCTCTTCGGACTCGCCACCAAACGACACACTGTTCAGGATGAGGCCCTCTTCGGCCAACCGTTCACGTCGCCATTGCCAGAGGTACATAACTACAAGATCAGCCAACTCGCCCCGCGTCATTGAATCACGAGCAATGATATCGAAATCAATCGACATATCGATCTTGCCCCCATACACATCCGCCACATCCGAACGTTTCTCTTCGACAACGACGGCCATCGCATCACCGCCCTCTAGCTCTTTTCCGAAAGCCAAAACGACGCCGGGGATCGCTTCATTATTCGAAACCTCCCCGCCACCAATATAATAAGGCCCCCGAGAAGCAACGGGATAACGATAGTCCGCAATGACCTGTGTTCCCGGCGTAAAGGAACGAAGGAAAGTTATTTCGCCAGTGGAAGCGTCAAGAGTGTAATCCCCTGCGTCTTCCGTACCCACTGCAAGCGAAGTCACAGCGAACCCGTTCTCAAGCTCTAAGGCAATATCTTCAACGGGGCGTGTGCCTTCCCTCAGATCGTATTCGATAGCCGTACCATCCACTTCCAGACGAATGGTGGAACCCTTCGGCACATGGGGCTGAACCATGAGGCCCGTTACTTCCGGTGCTACATACCCGGAGGTAAAACCAAGCGTTGGGTTGGCTGTGCTGGTTGCATCATCCTCGATGCGCAAACTCTGGGAGGCCGTGATCTCAACCGCATTTGAAACGACGTCTACCGAATAGAGCGTCCCGTCCAAACCCGTAGCTACGATAGCCGCTTCGATTTCATCCGCCACATCGGCTGCCCCAAAGTTGCCCGCCGTCAGTGTTACGGAGACAGACATGCCGTTGATCTCGAAAGCAAAGACGTCGTTGGAACCGCTGATAATCGTGTAGGGCTGTGTATTCGATCCCTTAACCGACACTGGCACATAGCCTTCGTCGAACCCGAAAAGGATGTTCGTGTTTCCGCCGCCGATGTACAGCGATTGGGCCGCTGTAAGGCGTAGGGCTTTCCCTGTGTGGAGCAAATGGTCGGGGTAAGCATAGAGGCGGACGCTACCCTCCAGCACCGGAGCATACGCTAGGATAGCCGACGTCTCGGTTCCGGTTTGAAACTCAATGATCGGTTCCTCTAGAACCGAAAGGAGGGGGTCCACCCAAAACTGAAATTCAGGTACATCACCCGTTGGGGTAATGTCTTCGATCTGGACATAATAGACGCCCGGCTCGGAGGGGAAATTACCACCATACTCTTCGACGGCGGCAGTGTCCTCACGTACCCATTCAAGGGCGGTACCCCGGTGGTCGTCTACTTTAGCCAACATGATGTACGAATACATCGTGCCGATGTAATTGTCGGCGGCCAGTGACATGGGGTTGGCGCTGGCGCTCTGTAGAACGATCCCCTTCTGGGGACGCTCTGAAAACTCATACTTTTCCCGAATGTGCTTGACAACATCCCGATGCCGTGGGTTTGCATCGAAGCAAAACCTGAGCGTCTCCATAAGACGCTTTTTCACGGCACGTGATAGATAGTGATACATAGCACATCGGCAATATTAGGGTGTCCATTAACTGCCCCCACGAATTCGCTTTAAGCTACGAAATCATGGAGATCGTGCATCTGGATGATATCTTCCACCGCTTTCTCAAGGAGGCGCTTGTCAAGGCCCTGTGCGAACTCGTCAGCCAATTTATCGGTGTCCCGGAAATGGCGTTCAAATTTGCGCAAAAGAGTACCCGCCCGATCACGAGACTCGACCTCTACGGGAAGATCCCACATACGGGCGATTTGTTCGAACTGCTCACGACTTTCATGGTCCCCCACGTATCCCATCAAATTGCTGAGAGCTTCTGTGGCACCGAGCATTTCCCGGACTTGCGACCACTTGCCCCACGGCCCTGATCGGTAGGCTTCACGGGTATTACTTTCCAGTGCCTTGAGGATAGGTTGGAGGTGTGTGCGAAGCCCCTTTTTCTTGTTCCCCAACTTGATCAACTGGTCTTTAAGGTCGGTCATAAGATACTCTCACACGGTTAGAGGGATTAATTAAACATATTCTTGCATGGATTGGACCAACAGTCCCTGAGCCACGGAGGTCATGGGGTCGTCGGCTTGTCGAATTTCACTGATCTCAATTGGAAAACGCTTGCGCTGTTTTTCGAATACTTCCTTGAACAAGTCGAGGAATCCACCGGCCAACGATGTTCCCCCGGACACGATGATGGGGATAGCTTCTTTGAGTTCCGTGTCATTCTGTGTGTTCTTGAACTGCTTGCCGATATTGTCGAGGGCGTATTTGATCAGTGACTTGTAATAGACAACCAGCGCTTCCTCTTCGCGGCTTTGAGGGTTCGTGAGGTCTATCCCTTTCTCTTTGATGGAACAGAGGCGGGAAGCGGTCGAACCCACAGCCTTCGAAGCGTTCTGGTCAATCCAGTCGCCGCAGTTGTGTACGACAGCACCCCAC